TGACATCATCGGTGCCTCGTCCCTCAACCAAGAAGTTGCTGTGATCCCGGCTAACAGCCAGATCGTGGACGTGATCCTCAACGTCACTACCGTCAGCAACGACGGCACGGCTGCTACGGTTGCTGTCGGCACTTCCGCTGACGCCGACGCCTTTGTTCCGGCTACCAGCACGCAGAGCTTGGGCACGACCCATGGCACCCTGGACACCGAAGCTACGGACGTGGGCACGAGCGACCTCACCGTTCTGGCTGACTTTACGGCCACCGACGGCGACGGGACGACCGGCGCTGCCACCGTGACGGTGCTCTATATCCAGAACAACAACCTCTCCTAAGGGGGTGACCCATGGCTGACGCCGTCACTTCCCAAACCATCCAAGACGGTGAGCGTCGGGCTGTTCTTAAGTTCACCAACATCTCGGATGGCACGGGCGAAAGCGCCGTGACCAAGATCGACGTGTCCGCCCTGGCTGCTAACAGCCGGGGCGAGGCATGCACCGAGGTCGCGATTGCCCAGATTTGGTGGCAGTGCGTCGGCATGGGCGTCGAGATCCTCTTCGACGCCACCGTCGACACGCCGGCCATCATCCTGAGCGAGAACTCCAACGGTCACCACGACTACAACAGCTTCACGGCTATCCCGAACAACGCTGGCGCTGGCAAGACGGGGGACATCAAGTTCACCACCGTCAACGCCGCCACTGGGGATGCGTACACGGTGATCATGGACGTGATCAAGAGCTATTAATGGCGACGACGAAGAACGTCAGTCGCACGCCTAGCGGGAGGCTCACCTACCGAGGTGAGTCTTTCGCTGGCTACAATAAGCCGAAGCGCACCTCGGGCGGCAGCAAGAAGTTCGCCGTCCTGGCCAAGAAGGGAGACGAGGTCAAGCTGGTGCGGTTCGGCGACCCGAACATGACGATCAAGAAGAGCAACCCAGAGAGGCGACGCAATTTCCGGGCGCGGCATAATTGCGATACTGCGAAGGACAAGTTCTCGGCTCGATACTGGAGCTGCAAGAAATGGTGAATTTGCCGCCCCCCGCCCGTCTCCTCTCTCCCCGCGCCCGGTATGGGCGGGTGGGCGGCATCCTTTAGGAGCGCGCTATGGCTGACGTACCGAAAAATGTACGCAACCCGGCCCTGTACAAGAAGGCCAGGGCTGAGGCCAAGCGCAAGTTCGACGTATGGCCGAGCGCCTACGCCTCGGGCTACCTGGTGAAGCGCTACAAGGAGCTCGGGGGCACCTACAGCAACGGCAAGGCTAAGGGCGGGGAGATCAACTCCCACACCATGCTGGTGAAGCCCAGGGGCTTTGGGCGCATGCTTCCAGGCAAGCAAAAGATGGCCCGGGTGCCCCGTGGCTAAGAGAAAAGGAGGGCTGACCAAGTGGTTTGGAGAAAACTGGGTCGATATCTCAGCACCGAAAAAGAGTGGTGGCTACAAACAGTGTGGCCGGAGCTCTGCGAGCGATTCCGATCGTGGGTATCCAAAGTGCGTGCCTTCATCAAAGGCAGCTAGCATGAGCGAGAAGGAGATCGCCTCGGCCGTCCGGCGGAAGCGATCAAAGAAGCAAGGCGTGGGCGGCAAGCCCACTAACGTAGCAACATTCGCAGCCGAAGGAGGCTCAGCCATGAAGATGAAGGGCTACAAAATGGGCGGATCCGCCTGCAAGCGCATGGCCAAAGGTGGCATGGTGAACCAGAAGCCAGCTGGTAAGATGCGTCCTCCCTCCAGCCAAAAGTGTGGCCTTTACGGGCACAAATGAGGTGAGCAATGGCGACCAGCAACAGCAAGGACTTTGAGCTCGACGTAGCCGACTACATCGAGGAAGCGTTTGAGCGCTGCGGGCTAGAGCTCCGCACGGGCTACGACCTTGAATCAGCCCGCCGGTCCTTGAATTTGCTGCTCGCCGAGTGGGCCAACCGTGGCCTGAACCAGTGGACGGTGAAGCAGAACAGCATCGCCATGGTCCAGGGCACGGCGGTCTACAACCTGGATGCGACGAATCCCACGGCCGTCATCGACGTGCTGGATTGCTTCGTTCGCGAGACGGTCAGCGGGACGACCACGGATCTCCCGCTGAACCGCATGAGCCGGGCCGAGTACGCCAACATGGCGACCAAGAGCACGACCGGGAAGCCTAACCAGTTCGTGATGGACAAGCAGATCACGCCCACGATCACGGTCTGGCCGGTCCCCGACAAGAGCTCTACCTACACGGTCTACGTCAACGTCCTGACCCGGATGGATGACGCGGACACGGCGGCGAACACCATGCAGGTGCCTTTCCGCTTTTACCCGTGTCTGGCGGCCGGCCTGGCCTACTACATGGCCCTCAAACGCGCGCCTGAGAAGGTGCAGCTGCTGAAGGCCCTGTACGAGGAAGAGTTCCAGCGGGCCCTGTCCCAGGACGAGGAGCGGGCATCTTTCCGGATCGCCCCGAACCTCCGCAGCTACAACATCGCCTGACCATGGCCTTCGCGTCTAACAGGAGAGCCTACGGGATCTGCGACATTACCGGGTTCCGGTATCGGCTCAAGGATATGAAGAAGACCTGGGACGGGCTCCTCGTGGGGCCCGACCAGTGGTCTCCCAAGCACCCCCAGCTGGAGCGCAAGCCCAGCCCGGCGGATCCCCAGGCGCTCAAGAACGCCCGCCCTGATCCTAACGCGGACGGCAACGACCTGACCGCGTACCCGCTCCTCTACACCAACGTCGGGGATGGTAAGTTGGGCACAATTTTGCAAACTTTTGCAGTTTCTTGTACTGTCGGCGCGGTGGAGGTGACCACATCATGAGCTACACCCTTGCTACGCTGAAGGCCGCTGTGCAGGACTGGCTGCAGGTCGACGAGACCACGTTCAACAGCAACCTGGACGAGATGATCCAGAACGCTGAGTCGCGGATCTTTAAGCTTGTCCAGCTCCCCCAACAGCGGAAGAACGTCACGGCGAACGTGTCCACGAACAATCGGTTCCTGGCCACGCCGTCGGACTTCTTCGCCCCGTTCAGCCTGGCGGTGATCGACGACAGCAGCTACAGCTACCTGCTGTTTAAGCACCCCAGCTTCATCAAGCAGTACGCCCCGGGCACCGCTACCCGCGGGCGGCCGAAGTATTACTCGCTGTTTGATGACACGGCCTTTGAGCTCTCCCCGGTCCCGGACGCGGACTACGCCGTCGAGCTGCACTACCTCTATAAGCCGGCCTCGCTCACCTCTGGTGGCGACGCGGGCACGACCCTGCTCTCGACGGAGTACCCCGAGGCCCTGCTGTACGGCACCCTGGTGGAAGGCGCGATCTTCCTCAAGGAGCCGCCCGATGTGGTCACTGTCCTAGAAACTCGCTTCAAGGAAGCCGTCGGCCGGATGAAGAACCTCAGCGAAGGCCGCGGCACCCGAGACGAGTACCGCTACGACATGCTGAGGACAGGAGTGTCTTGATGGAGAAGGATCCGGGCCTAAAGGGGAAGAAGGTCGCGATCGTCGCGCTGGGATCATCCCAGATCGACTTCGTGATCGGGCTAGAGAACAGCAAGGAATGGGACGAGGTGTGGTGCATCAACTCGGCGCTGGCGGTCTACCGCCAGTGTGACCGGGTCTTCATGCTCGACCCGCCCTCCCGCTACCTCGATACCGAGGACGCGGGCAACCAGACCGAGATCATGCGCAAGCTGCTCCCGGTGCATCCGGGGCCTATTTACACCTGCGAGCTCGACGAGCGCGTGCCTGGCGCCGTGGAGTACCCGCTCGCCGAGGTGGTCTCTTATGCCAGGTGCGCATATCTAAATAACACCGTGGCCTATGCGGTGGCCTATGCTTACTGGCAGGAGGTCGCCCACGTCGACCTGTTCGGGGTCGACTTCAGCTACAGCCACAACCTCCACTTTGCCGAGGCCGGCCGGGCCTGCGTCGAGTTCTGGATCTCCAAGTGCCTGGAGAACGAGATCGGCATCGGGGCTTCGCCGCGGTCGAGCCTGCTCGACAGCAACGTGGGCGTGACCGAGCGCCTCTACGGCTACCACCGGCTGGACGATCCGATCGTGGCTATGCCGCACAAGGACGAGTGGGTGCTTTGCCCGAGGTCCCAGCTGAGCAAGGTCATCGAGGAGCGGGAGATCGAGCTCGTGAAGGTGGCCAAGGCCCCGGAGCCCTACAAGGGATGATCCCTGATCAGTCTGGCCCGAAGCTGGGCAACGTCATGGTCTCGACGACCCAGAACCGGGGGCACGCTCCCGAGTTCTGGGCCGAGCAGGCTACGAACAAGATCTGCGGGATATCGGCCAACGCCGACCCCCACATCCGGAAGCAGGCGCTTGCTTTCCGGGACAAGATCTACGGGGTAATATTGGCCGAGATGCGGAACGCCATCCGCTCAGACCGTGTTACCCTGAGCAATCAGATGAGGGCGCGCGGGGTTAACGATTTGGCGCAGATCATTCGGGAGCTTTGAAATGGCCATCACCTCCGCAATCTGCACGAGCTTCAAGCAGCAGCTGCTCGTCGGCACGCACAACTTCGCCACCGGCGGAAACACCTTCAACCTCGCGCTCTACACGAGCTCGGCGACGCTGGGTGCCAGCACGACCGCCTACACTACGACGGGTGAGGCCTCGGGCACGGGCTACAGCGCCGGTGGCGCCACGCTCACCAACGTCACGCCCTTCGCTACGGGCACGACCGCGGTGGTGGACTTCGCCGACCTGACCTTCTCCACGGCGACGATCACCGCCCGCGGGTGCTTGATCTACAACTCTACGGCGACCAACGCCGCCGTGGCGGCGATTGATTTCGGCGGCGACAAGACCAGTACGGCGGGTGACTTCACGATCGTGTTCCCGACGCCGACCGCGACGGGCGCGATCATCCGCCTGGCGTGATGCGACATGCCGCTATCGAAGCTGGAGTTCCAGCCTGGCATCGTCAAGGACAGCACCGACTATGCGGCCGAAGGGGGCTGGGTTGATGGCAACCTGGTCCGTTTCCGCCGTGGTCGGGTGGAAAAGATTGGCGGCTGGCAGAAGGTAGGTACCCAGAGCTTCCTCGGCACCCCGCGCGCGCTCCACTCCTGGCTCTCCCTCGCTGGGATTCTCTACGTCGGGGTGGGCACGACGCTCAAGTATTACGTCAAGGAAGGGGACGCCTATTACGACGTCACCCCGATCCGGAACACGACCGCAGCCGGCGACGTGACCTTCTCCGCGACCAGCGGGTCCTCGACGATCACCGTCTCAGACACGAACCACGGGGCGGAGCTCAACGACTTCGTGACCTTCAGCGGGGCGGTCACCCTCGGCGGGAATATCACCGACACGGTGCTCAACCAGGAATATCAGGTCTCGGCCGTGATCAGCGCTAACGCCTACGAGATCGAGGCTAAGGACACGAGCGGCGCCACGGTGGTGGCCGATGGGTCCGACACCGGCAACGGCGGCGCCTCTGTCGTGGGCGAGTACCAGGTCAACGTCGGGCTGGACACCTACCTGTCGAGCTCAGGCTGGAGCACCGGGACTTGGGGCGCCGGCGGGTTTGGGTCGACGTCTTC